CGCAGGGGGAGGTGGGGGGGCCAGCGCGTCCGCCCCTGCCAGCTTAGGTGGTTCAGGGGGAGGGGGTAACGGTGGTGTATACCCTGGGGTGGGCACATCGGGAGCAGTAAATACTGGAGGGGGAGGTGCGGGCACTTGGTTTGGTGAGGCAGGTAATGCAGGGGGTTCTGGTATAGTAATTATTCGTTATCCAGACAATTTTACCGCAGCAACAGGCACAACAGGTAGTCCAACAATAACCGTATTAGGTGGATATAGAATTTATACCTTTACGGGCTCGGGTTCAATTACAATATAAGGAAGGCCATGGCACATTTTGCAGAAATAGGGCTAAACAACACCGTGCAACAAGTTATTGTTGTGAACAACATCGAGTTGTTGGACGAAAACGGAGTTGAACAGGAGTCCATAGGTCAAGAATTTTGTCGTAACCTGCTGGGAGGCACCTGGGTTCAAGCCAGTTATAACAGCCAGTTTCGTAAAAATTTTCCGGGTACTGGCTACACATACGATTTAACTCGTGACGCATTTATTCCCCCAAAACCCTACCAGAGCTGGGTACTGGATGAGCAAACCTGCTTGTGGATTGCGCCTGTACCGGTGCCCGAGGATAACAAGGCATATCAGTGGGACGAGGATTCAACTGCCTGGATCGAAATAACTACTTAAACAGAGGTTTAATTATGGCAAGCACCTTTTCAGACCTGAAGTTTGAGCTGATCGGCAGTGGCGAGCAGTCAAACACATGGGGCGACACGACCAACACCAACATTGGCACAGCCATTGAACAGGCTATCACTGGTTTGGGCAATCCGGTGTTTTTGACGGACACCAACCTGACCATTGATTTAACGGACCTGCTGGGGCCCGCTTTGCAAACAGCGCGAGCCTTGGTCCTCAATGCAACGTCTGTGGGCAGCTTGACCGCGACCCGGCAGCTGATAGTCCCGACGATCGAGAAGCAGTACTTGGTCCACAACAACACGTCTGGCGGCCAAAGTATCACTGTAAAGACGTCCGCAGGCACGGGCGTGACGGTGCCCAATGGCGCAGAGATGCACCTGTATGTCAACGGGGTGAACGTGATTGATGCGGTCACGCATTTCAGCGCCTTGACCCTTGGTGCGGCACTCCCTGTTACGAGCGGCGGAACAGGGGTTACGACTTCGACAGGGACGGGCAGTGTTGTGCTCTCAAGCAGCCCGACGCTGGTTACACCAGCGCTGGGCACGCCTTCTAGCGCAACGCTTACCAATGCTACTGGCCTGCCCTTGTCTACGGGCGTGACGGGATTGTTGCCTGTTGCCAGCGGCGGGACGGGGACTGCCACCCCTGCGTTGGTGCAGGGCACCAACGTCACGATCACAGGCACTTGGCCAAATCAAACTATTAACGCCGCCGGGCAGGGCAACCTCACCGGCGCAGTGACATCGGTGGGAACTCTGACGTCGCTGGGATCGTTCACCTCTGCCAACCTGGCCGGAGCTTTGACGGATGAGACGGGCAGTGGCGCAGCGGTGTTTGCGACGAGCCCGACACTTGTCACGCCTGACCTTGGAACCCCTTCCGCCCTTGTGGGAACCAACATCACCGGCACGGCGGCAGGCCTGACGGCAGGCAACGTGACGACCAACGCCAACCTAACTGGCGCGGTCACTTCAACAGGGAACGCTACCGTGTTGGGATCGTTTACCTCTGCCAACTTGGCCGCAGCGCTGACGGATGAAACAGGAACCGGCGCGGCGGTGTTTGCAACGAGTCCAAGTTTGGTCACTCCTGTTTTGGGGACGCCTACCAGCGGCGCGTTGACCAACTGCACGGCAGATGGCACAAACAAAGTCGGTTATCGAAACATTCCCCCATCAGGTACGCAGACCTCCAGCTACACCCTCGTAATAGGGGATGTGGGCAAGTTTATTGAGCTGGGCTCAGGGGGCACCGTTGTTGTTCCAGCATCAGTGTTTGCCGCAGGCGATGTGATCAGTATTTTCAACAACACCTCCGCTACGATCGCTTGCACTTGCTCCGCTGTGACGGACGTCTACAAGGCTGGAACGGATGCTGACATCAGTGCCTTTAGCATAACCACAAGAGGGGTGGCCAACATCTTATTTATCACTGCCACACGTGCAGTAATCACTGGGAATTTGGCATGAGCGGAAGTTTAAATATTATGCTTGCCAGCTTTGCAGGCGGCAGCGGCCCTCCTGTGGGGCTTTTGGCGTATATTGCAGACACTACTAGAATTGGCATAAGCGTCAGCCCTAAAATAGTCATAAAAAACGATCTGTTATACGTGGCACTTGATGCCAACACCGCCTCGGTGATCAGGCCTGCCGTCACAGTGGCAAAGTTGCCGCTTGATTTATCTGCAATTACTTGGCAAACGCAGGTAGCAACTACTTCTTCTAATGACTTCTCCTATCCAAATGCTATAACTGTTGATGACTCAGGGAACGTCATAGTAACCGGAAGCATCTATGTTCAATTTAACAATTTGACATTTCCGTACCTGTTAAAAGTCAACAGCAGCGGAACTTTTCAATGGCATCGCTACATAAACCAAGTTGGCATTTTTAACGCAGTTACAACAGACGCAAGCAACAATATTTATCCTGTTGGCACTGGCAGGTATATATTCTCAACTCGAGATGATATTCTTGTATCTAAGTACGATGCCAGCGGCACCCGACAATTTCTTAGAGTGCTTGGGACCACGACCGAAAGCTCTAACAACTGCTTCGGCAATGGAGTTGCGCTTTTAAATGGCACCGATTATTGCGTTGCATCTCGGGTAACTCCCTCAAGCTTTGATGGGTGTTTGTGGACCTTGGCCCAGGCAGATGGGGCAAAGGTAGCGGCCACCTTTCAAAGTGATGCCTCAAACCTTGCGCAAGATGGCGTGGCCGTTATCAGGGGAGAATCTGCGGACGTTCTTTACTATCTAGTAAACACGTTTGCAACAGGCAGTATTTCCAGTAAAGGCACCCAGGTTCTGTTGAAATTTACAACAGCGGGGGGGTTTGTATGGCAGAGTTTTCTTACTGCTCCCTCTACCCTAACTGCTCTGGGTACCGCCCTGTGTATGGACCCGAGCAACACGCATGTCTACGTTGTTGGAGTTACCACAAACGCTGCTCAAACCCTCACGCAGGTGCTGATTAATAAATGGACCACTGCCGGGTCGCTTGTATGGCAACGAAGCATTACCTCTCCTACCCAGGACTTAAGTAATCCCCGTATTGCAGTAGATTCTTTTGACAACATCTACGTGAGCTTCTTATCTAGTCCTCATCTTAACGGGTTACGTGGTCTGGTCCTGAAGATGCCTGGTGACGGATCGGGAAGCGGTAACTTCGCCACTATCGATGGGTTTAGGTATGACTACGTTACAACAAGTCTAACTACGCCAGCCGACGCCCTTACCATTTCCACTAATTCCCGAGGAACGCAGGCAGACGCCTCGGCAGCTTCTACGCCTGGCAATACGATCACGGCGGGTGTCATGACCGTAGCCGTAGTGCCTTTCTAACCATAAGGAAAAACCATGAAATTACTTGCTCTTGCAGTTTGTTCCGTGGCCCTGACGGGGTGCGCCACTGCCGAGTACCAAGCCTACGCTGACGCGCACAAGGCCCAAGCAGCGGCCCAGACTGCGCGTTACCAAGCATTGGCTGACATTGCGAAGATGGGTGACACCACGGCCAAGGTCGCGGCGGTTATGAGCCTGCAAATGGGTAGCGCCCAGCAGAACACGCAGATCAATGCACCCAAGAGCTGGGCCGACTATGCTTTGCAGTGGACAGGTCTCCTCCTGCCGACATTTGGGCAGGTTTACAGCGTCAACAAGCAGACCTCTCTGGGTATGCGCCAGTCTGACAACGCCACGGCTCTGGGTATCAGCACTAACGCTGCGTTCGTGGGTATCGCTTCGAAGATTCAAGCGCCAGCGGCCAACATAACCACGACCACAACGACCACAACAAACACTGACAGCACCCATGCTCCAACTGTTGTGACTCAGCCTGCGCCAATCGTGGTTACTCAGCCAGCCCCGTTGGTTGTACCGACTACCGTCAACAACATTACGCAATCACCATGAAAGACTGGGCCGTCGCATTAATTGCAGCGGCCCTTCTGATTGGGTTGGCCCTATGGTGTACCCGAGTTTTTATTTGGAGTTTTTATGGTTGACCTTACCAAAGCCATTGGAGCCGTTGCCGCAAGTGTTGCCGCATTAGGTGGCAGTTACACGCTGGCCGACAAATTTGGTGTGTTTGACCGGGCCATCATTGAATGGTCGCCAGAGAATTTTAAGATTGTGGCAGAGGCTGGACAGCCCATCAACGTGACGGTTGCGCGGATCAAAAAGCGTGACGACTGCTCTGTTGAGAGTTTTACGCCGAGCATCCGTGATGCAGCGGGTATGGTGCATGAGGCCACAACCACTGCCAGTAAATTTAGCGGACCTGCAGGGCCGGAGATCGACACCTTCACCTATCAGCTCACGATGGTAAGAAAAGAAAAAATCGCCAGCGGTAAAGCAACTCTGCTGGCGACCATCAAATACAAGTGTCCTGAAGGAGAGCGCGTGGTGCAGTATCCCCGCCACACCAACCTTAGTTTTGATTTAAAGGGGTAGACGATGTTTCCATTAACAGCACTTCTTGAAGTGGGCGGCAAGCTCATCGACAAACTGATTCCCGATCCCGAGGCCAAAGCCAAGGCCCAACTTGACCTTGCCAAGATGGCACAAGATGGTGAGCTGGCCAAGATGGCCAACGACACCAAGCTGTTTGAGATCGAGCAAACATCCATCACAGAGCGCTGGCGTTCTGACATGGGGTCTGACTCATGGTTGTCCAAGAACATTCGCCCTATGGCGTTGATCGCCATATTCTTGGCTTACTTTATCTTTACCGCGATGTCGGCCTACGGCTACAACGCGCAGGAGTCCTACGTTCAGTTGCTGGGCCAGTGGGGACAGATCATTTTCTTGGCTTACTTCGGTGGCCGGACGGTTGAGAAGTTGGCTGATATGCGGAGCAAGAAATGACTGAAGACCAGCTCAAGGAAATGCACATCGACCCGTCTTGGCTGGAGCCGCTTGAGGCGGCATTTCAGCGTTTTGACATCAGCACCCCTGAGCGCCAAGCGGCGTTCATCGGCCAGTGCGCCCATGAGTCTGGCAACTTTAAAACCCTGCAGGAAAACCTGAACTACAGCGCCAAGGGCTTAAACGCCACTTGGCCAAGCCGCTTTTCATCCGAAGAGGAAGCGCAGCCATTCCACCGCAACCCCGAGAAGATCGCCAACAAGGTCTACTCTGGCCGTATGGGCAACACCGAGATGGGCGATGGCTGGAAGTACCGTGGCCGTGGCCTGATCCAGTTGACCGGAAAAGACAACTACCGCCTTGCTTCTGACGCCCTGGGAGTGGACCTTGTAGCCGACCCTGAGCTGGTGCTGACCAAGGAATACGCTGCCCTGACGGCTGCTTGGTACTGGAACAAGCGCGGTTTAAACAAGGAAGCCGACGCCAAGGACTTCACCGGGATGACAAAGAAGATCAACGGTGGGACAATCGGGCTTGCAGACAGGGTTGCGCACATCAACACCGCCCTCAACGTCCTAACAGCTTAATAATTGGAGTCAAACATGAAAGCTACGCCGATCTGGGACAAAAAACGCCCTAAAAGCATTGGAAAACCCAAGGCACTGGCCCCTGCAAAGAAGGCCGCTGCTAAAGCTGCTGCCAAAAAAGCAGGTCGTCCATATCCAAACTTGGTTGATAACATGCGCGCCGCAAAGGGGTAAAAATGGCCCTCCTGCGACTTTTTCTCAAGCCAGGCATTGACAAGCAGAACACTGAATACGGTGCCGAAGGCGGCTGGGTGGACTGCGACTTTGTTCGATTCCGTTATGGCTTGCCAGAAAAAATAGGCGGCTGGGAATCCTTCAACAGCCCGCAGGTCTATTTTGTGGGAGCTGTTTCTGAGGTTTTTACATGGAACGCGTTGGACGGAACACCGTACATGGTCCTCGGCACCAACCGAAAAGTCTATGTTTTTTATGGCGGGGACTGGGCCGACATTACCCCTATTCGGGCAACCGACACCGTTACCTTCAACACTGTTAACGGCACTACCTTGGTCACGGTTAACGATTCCAGTCATGGTGCGGTGGTCGGAGACTTTGTCACTTTCAACACGGTCACCGGAAACCCGGGCGGCATCCCTAACGCCAGCCTGACAAACGAGTTTGAAATCCAACAGGTTTTGAGCACAAGTCAGTACGTGATCGTGTCCCCTCTTGCTGCTACGTCCACCGCCTCTACTGCCGGCACGGCCAACGGGGTGTATCAAATCAACGTGGGCAGCGACGTAAGCTTCTTTGACTACGGCTGGAACACCGGCGCGTGGAACTCTTTCACATGGAACACGCCCCGCCCTCCCACTGTTCTCGGCCTTGCCCTGAGCTCTCGTGTCTGGCAGTTTGACAACTACGGTCAAGACCTGATCATGCAGCTGGTAAACGGCCAAGTGTTTCAGTGGTCCCCGACCTCGGGCCTTTCAACACGAGCCACGGTTCTTGCTGGGGCGCCAACAAGAAGCACGTTTGCATTGATCTCCACACCTGACCGACACCTGGTGTGCTTTGGCACGGAGTCCACAATCGGTGACTCGACCAGCCAAGACCCCATGTTTGTGCGCTTTTCAAGCCAAGAAGACATTGGCGACTTTGTGGCGACTGCCACCAACACGGCCGGCGGACAACGGCTCACGGACGGCAACGAGATCATCGCTGCACTGCGGTCGCGAGGCCAGATTCTGATCTGGACGGATACCGCATTGCACGGCCAGCAGTTTATCGGCCCACCGTACACCTTCGGTTTTCAGCAACTGGGAGCCAACTGCGGCATCATTGGCCCGCACGCCTGCGCTGATGTCAACGGTGTAGCGTATTGGATGAGCAAGGACGCGTTCTTTGTGTTTGACGGAACGGTAAAAAAAATCCCGTCCTCTGTGCAGGACTACGTGTACGACAACATCAACCTCTTGCAGGGGTTTTCAGTTAACGTGGCCATTAACACCCAGTTCAATGAGGTCACGTGGTTCTACCCTACCGCTGACAGCTCGTATGTCAACCGGTCGGTGACGTTCAACTATTTGGAAAACGTCTGGTCCATCGGCACACTGGCCCGCACTGCGTGGCGCGACACCGGGTCATTCCCGCTGCCTTTGGCCACGAAGTACGATCCGGAATCAGTGGAGCCAGGCCTCACCACCATTGTCGGCCTGACCGCCGGAAGGTCCGTCCTGTACAACCAAGAGACCGGGGTGGATAATGATGGCGAGCCCATCGAGGCTCACATTTACTCAGGCTACTTTGACATTGGCGACGGGGACCAGGTGCTGTTTATGAAGCGCTTTATCCCAGACTTCAAAAACCAAGCCGGTGATTTGACGGTGCGGTTGCTTTTGCGCTTGTATCCGCAAACCAGTGCCACGCCAAGCTCCTTGGACCCGTACATCATCACGCCTACCACGGACAAAGTGGACACGCGCGCACGTGGCCGGCAGATTCAGCTGCGCATTGAGAGCAGCGAGTTGGGGGACAACTGGCGCTTTGGCACGATGCGCGTTGATATTCAGCCGGATGGCATTCGATGAGCAAGATTACCAACGTCCGTCTGCCGAACGCAACCCAGTCTGGGTATGACCCGGCACAGTTCAACCAGCTGGTTCGCTCGTTGGAGCAGGTCATTCTTCAGCTCAACAACACTTACACACCTGTCGTTACGGAGGACAAGGACCAGGCGCAAGTTTGGTTTCTTGGAAAATAATGGGAAACGCATATAAGCGCTATAACGAGACACTGGTAGCAGCTACGCCAAAAGTGGTTTTGACGGTGCCGGCAGCCACTTCAGCCATTATCAAGTCGATTTGGGTGGCCAACAACGCAGGGTCTTCAAGCAACATGGTTGTGACCTATTCTCCGGCGGGGGTTGGAACGCACTACGTTGTGCCCACGGTAGCCTTGGCTTCTAAGGCGTTTGTAGACTACATGAACAGCGGAGGCCCCTTGGTACTTGAGACAGGGGACGTTCTAAGCGTTACATCATCTCAGGGGGATGTTTACGTTGTGGTAAGCGCGCTTCTAGTGGACAGAACTTGATGATTTAATGGATAATATTGTCACTATCGCGTCCTTTCCCGGCGCGCAGCCCCAAGCGAGGCTACTGGCAAAAACTGGAAAGGACTACCATGGCGAATGAAGGAATCATGGCGCTGCCCCAAGGCATGCCCATGCAAGGCGAAGAGCCCATGCAGGGCATGCCAATGCAAGGCGAAGCGCCTGTAAACGAGCTGCCCACTACTGTCTCAAGCGCTGACTCATACGATGCCGCGCAAACGGTATTGCAACAGCAAAGCCCCGAAGAATACGCTGCGCTTAAAGCAGAAATTCGCCAAAGCATGGCGGACGTAGAACTTTCCCCGGCCGAAATCTCTTCAATGCTTGAAACGCTGGTCTACATGTCCCAGCGACCAGAAGAGTACGCCCAGTTGCGCCAGAACCTCATCAACAGCAATGCTGTTGACGCTGAGGACATCTCAGAAGAGTACGACCCAGGGTTCTTGGGCGCAATGATTTCTGCCTTGCATGAGCTGCAGTTGATGCAGTTTGAAGGAGCTCAGGCTCCCATGAGGGACATGCCGCCCATAGAGGGCGCAGACGCTATGCAGGGCATCGACGGGGGACAGCCTCTGACCATGGCCCAAGGTGGTTTGGCAGATGTGGCCTCTTACATGGCGTCTCAAGGCCGCAATGGCGACACCATGCTGGCACACATTACGCCGGAAGAAGCGCAACTGCTTAGGGCCCGTGGGGGCTCTGGAACAATCAACCCCGTCACAGGCTTGCCTGAATTCTTTCTCTCAAAGCTTTGGAAAAAAGTTACTGGCGCAGTCAAGAAAGTCCTCAGCAACCCTATTGGAAAGGTCTTGGCCACCGTGGGCTTGGCCATGCTCCTCGGACCAACGTCACTTGGTATGACTTTGGGCAAGGCAGGAACTGCTGCACTGGTGTCAGGCGGTGTGACTTTGGCCGGAGGCGGCAGCCTCAAAGAAGCCTTGATGACAGGTGCCATGGGCTATTTTGGCGGTGGCGGTACTATCGGCGGCTTTAGCCCTACGCAGGCATTGGGCTCCTTCTTACCAGGAGCGGCAGGCAGCGCACTTAACACGGGTTTGGCCACGGGCCTTACAGGGTTTGGCATTGGCAAGATAGGCGGACTTAGCACGTCAGATGCTTTAAAAATGGGCCTCACTTCAGGGGCTTCGGCCGCTGCAATGAATGCGTTTGGAGGCAACCCGCAAGCAAATGTCTCCTCTCAGCCGGGCATAGAAGTGGGCGGCTCGACTTATGGGCCTCAATATGACGGCACGGCCCGAAGTATGCTTTCAATGCAGCCCAACCAGACAATGTCATACGCCCCTTTAGGTGCTCCTGCGGCATCCTCTCCAGGTTTCTTTGAGAGCATGTTTGGTTCTTCATCGGCTCCTGCGGCCACGGCAGGGGCGGCCCC